AAAGAATAGCGGCAGCATTAGAAGAAACGCTTCGTTTAGTTAAAGAAGATCAGGAGAGATCTAGAGCACGCTTTGAAGAAGAATGGGACAAAAAAGATGAGTAGGAGACAAGGATCTGAAAGTATTAAAGCGCTAGTTAATCACTGGCGCTGGCTGGTGGACCAGGGACCAAGCTACAAGCATCAAGCGGCAAGCTGCAAGCGCCAAGCAACAAGCTTGACAAGACAAAATTATAGTGTTAGTGTATCCTATAAATTAAAGGAGAAGAAAGTATGAAAACAAGTGAAGCGTGGGCATTAGTTGGAGGCCTAAGTAAACCATCAAAAATGCCTGGTTGGTCAATAGGTATACCGGCTAAAGAATGCAAGACTGGCGGCAAGCTCCAGCAGGTGAAGGGCAGCGTGTGCTATGATTGTTATGCGCTCAAAGGTTGTTATGTTTTTAAGGTTGTGCAAGATGCACAGTATCGGAGATTAGCAGCATTGAAGAGCCCGCAATGGGTCGAAGCAATGGCAACACTTATTAATTCTAAAAAGCCGGATGTCTTTAGATGGCACGACTCAGGGGACGTTCAAAATTTAAATCACTTACAAAAAATTTATGAGGTGTGCAGGTTAACACCTACAAAGAAGCATTGGATGCCAACGCGTGAAGCATGGATCAAGGACCATCTTCAGGACAAGCCAAACAATTTAGTCATAAGGTTCAGTGCGCCCATGGTAGACCAGCGGGCGCCTGCTTCCTGGCCTAACAGTTCGGAGGTTGTTAACAGCAACGCCAGCTGCCCGGCCCCTAAACAAAACAACGAGTGCAGAGACTGCAGACAATGCTGGGACGCCTCAATCAAAACTGTTAGTTATGGTAAACACTAAAAGAATTCCCGCGTGGAATAAGGATCAGGTCATTAGCAAAGAACCGGCGACGGCTGGGAATCAGCGTGCACCTGGTCCAAAGCTTCAAGCGCCAAGCTCTTCAAGCCTCAAGCGACAAGCATCAAGCCCCAAGCACAAGGGTTCAAGCGTCAAGCCGCAAGCGGCAAGCTCCCTGATCCGGGATCCTTCAAAAAGTTTCACGGTACACGGACCAAGGGCCTGGACCATGATAAAAGTATTCTTAGGATGACGTGTATGGAATGCTATTTGGTGTGGTGAAAACTTAATCTTGTTACCCGAAGCAACTTTCAGTTCGATAGTGAAAAAGTGGCCAGAATTATTACAAGCCAATAGATCGGGAGTACCGTGTAAGCTATTGTTTTCCAGTCTAATAAGCGAAATAGACTTAAAATTATTCTTAATTTTTTGATAGAATTTACGCTCAGGTCCCACAGTTTTTTTAAAGTAACATTGTCATTCATTAATAGTCCTTCTGAAGTTTATCTGGCAAGATAAGCTTAGAAGGTTTCTCGGTTTTCATAACTAACCTGTGTGCACTATGGCCTGGTTGACCGATGATTGGAGTAGCATTTTCATGTACTTCCATTCGTCTAATCTCATGTAAGTTTCCTTTTATCTCTACGAAGATGACAGCATTTTTTACTGCGTCAGATCCTTTTGTAAAGTTACTAAGAAACAACTGAAGGTCTTGTACTCTCATGAATCTTTTTGTCTTAACTTTGCTGATAGATCCTGTATCACTTTTTTATAACCTTGCAAGAGATTTTTATTCTTTTCATTATCAGATGCGATCTGTCTTAAATCCCACAATTCTTTTTTGTGCATATCAATTAAAAGCTTGTAGCCATTAATAGTTTCAGTTAGATTTTCTATCTGCTTAGTTAAATCTAGTTCTCCTCGATCATCTTTCATATGTTGACAATATAACAATGTTACCCTAAAATGTCAACATGGGCGTTCCAAAAAGATTAACAGAAATGCAACAAAGATTTGCTGAGTTTTTAGTATTCGGTGGACCTGAAGGACCAATGACACAAACAGAGGCAGCTACAGCTGCTGGCTATAGTCCTAAACGTGCAAGACAAGAAGGATCAGAATTATGCAATCCAAGACTGTCACCACTTGTTGTAAAATATTTAGGTCAGTTAAGAGAAGAAAGAATTAGAAAACATGAAGTGACTTATGAAAATCATATTGCAGAACTTGCAAGACTTAGAGAGGCCGCTTTAAAAAAAGGATCATTTTCTTCTGCAGTGAATGCGGAAGCAAACAGAGGAAAAGCAGCAGGACTGTACATAGATAGAAAGATAATAAAAACAGGAAAACTAGAGGACCTATCAGAACAAGAGCTAGAAGCAAAAATGAAACAGATATTAGACGATTACGGCCAGTTAATAAATGTGACTCCATCTAATGAACCTTCGTTATCTTCTTCACACACGAAGTCGGAAACACCGAACGCTCCGAAAAAGTAATAGTACCATCATCATCAACATCATAACCTGCAAATATTCTTACAGTGTCTTTGTCTTTAGAAAACAACCAACCTTCACTTACAGGTGTAGCTAACTTCATATCATTAAATTCTTTTACACTGCCCCAGCCACCTTCAGTGATGATATCAATCCAATCAATACGTACACGTTTGTACGGAAACTTAACTTCTTGTTTTACAACTTTAGGTTTATTGTAATTATTTATTCTTCTAGATTTTTTTCTGGGCATAATCTCTTTTACATCTGCGAACTCTATAAGACAATTTAAAAATAATTCGCGCTAAAATATTTTTTTCATTTGAAGTGTCGCAGAATGTTCAAAATTGAGCTATTAGTGTTGGTATACTTGACGAATAAGCGCCGAACCCTGCCTTCGCAAGCCTTCGCATTGGCGTAAAATGGGTTCGCAAAACAGGGGGTAGGGTTCGCACTTTTGTGGCAGAAATGTGGCGAAGGTCATATTTGGACACAATTTGGACACAATTGACCTGTTTTTGACTAAAAGTGCGAACGCTGCCGAACCCTAAGTTCGCACTTTTGGGCCTTTTGCGACCCCTAGAGTTCGCACTTTTTTTATAAAATTGCTTTGTCTGTCTTATTTTGGACATAATATTTCCTCATTATTGACACTTTGTCTTCTGCCTCTGCAATAATTTGTAACAGTTTGTCAATCTCACCTGTAATATCTATGTGCTCAGGTATAACTAAATTTTGTTCACAGATTATATCAATCTTATAACGTGCGTCTTCAATCGTAGCTTCATACCTCTTTAGAATCGTTCTAAACAACTTATCGTTCATTTCATTCTCCTTTTTATTATCTTACCTTTTTTGGTTTCATACAAGATCCATGATCCGTGTTTATCGATGTAGTATCCGTGTATCTTCATTTCTTCTCCTTTGTCATCTCTGTTAGTAAAACGTTAAGATCACCAAGAGTAACTTGCTCTTTCTCATCAAACATTAGGTCATGATACATGTCCAATCTCTTCAAAAACTTATGTTTAAAGCCTCTTAATTCGTGGTCCGTGATCCTAAATTCTTGGTAATATAGGTCAGGCGTGCATACCATGATAACTCCTTGCCTGATCGCTGATCCGTAGACGTAGTCGTGTGCCATGGCGTACGCTGCGATTTGCATATAATAATCTTCGATCCATTCTTTCTTCTTCGGACGATTACTTTGTTTGAAGTCAACAATACTCTCCATGCCATTATGAAGGCATACAAGGTCTGTACTGCCTGCGTATAGGCCTGGATAGTGTAACGTAACCTCACTACCATAATACTCTTCAACTGGTGCAAGACCCACTTCAATAATTTTTTTGGCCATGGGCTTCGCCGCCTGTCCGAGTTCTGTAAGATCATCGTAGCCAACTCCTGTAACATATGACTCGAGGAATTTGTGCATACTAGTGCCCCGTGCACTAGATACATTCTTGATTCGTTCTGCTTCTGCTTCACCGACTTTGGCCTTCCATTTGGTTAAAAATTCTTGATTTTTGGTGGCTCCTAATATCGTAGTAACACTAGGAAGTCTATAAGAACTTATCTCATACACACGTTTTCCTGTATCAGGGTCCGTGATTTGTTTGCCGGTTTGATACTTATACTTATCATTTAACTTGATGGCCTTAGATTGTTTTGTCAGTGTATCTACCATCTTATGATAATCCTTTACATCCTTATCATTCATCATAACTTCTTTTCTAACTCTTTTACATACTCTTCATTTTCTTTTTGACGCTTATCCTCTAAAATCTTAGCATGTTTTCTCCAGGCCCACGCATTTAATGTGCCTGCCCACTTCATTATAAAATGAAGGCTAGTGTATATTATTTTATCAAACATTATTTTTTCCTTTCAAACGGTACAACGTTAGTCATATCCGTTTTTTTAACTTGTTTATCTTTTTTAACTGGCATGGCATCAAAGACTTCGTTTGTATCTAAATTTACAAAAATTAATTGTACATCCAATTCTTTTTGTTTCTTTGTTGGAGTCCTGTTTACTTTCCAACCATTCTTGGTGCGTAAACTTAGTGCCTTAACATCAACTAATATGACATCTCCTACACCGTCTTCATCAATTAACACCATATCAACTGGTCCATGTCCTGACATATTCTTGTGTACAGAATAGCCAAGATTCATGAAGTGTTGTGCTGCAATTAGTTCAGCACGATCACCTTTTATGTGTTTACTGTGAGCCATGCTTTACCAACGTTCTAACGACTGTAGTCCATGGATTAGGACTCAGATCTCTAGTGCAAGCTGTCAGAAGTACCATCATCAATCCAACCCATATCATCGACTTCATAGAATTCCCCTTCCGAATCACAGTCCCAACATTGGTGTACCGTATCTTTACCTTCTGTTGCAACCCTTAAATAGCCGTTGCCCTTACACGTCGGGCAAACAGTTATTGTCACTTTAGCTTTTTTTAATTTTTCCATTTAACTTCTTCGCTTTCTCATTTGCAATTGATTCAATGGTCTTACTTATAGATAATTGTGCATCGGGCAATAATACCTTCGACAAACTTATCAATGTCTTGTATGTTTCATGTGTTAAAGAAACATTTCTATATTTAGTTATATCAGTCATTATGACTTCCTTTCATTTAATTATGAGCAATATATAGGATGTTAACAGGGATTTGTCAATGGTAAAAATAGTTTTATTAATGGTTTTATGTAGTGAGATAGCTGCAAATAATTGCAAGGTTATACCTACACCTCAAATATTATTTGACGACTATAGTTCGTGCATAGTTTACGGTTATGATTACTCACACAAATTAATGGCAAGT